GTCGACATCGTGGCCGTGAACGCCTTCGTCGCCGGAATGATCATGAAAGCCCGGGATGAGCTGGCCAGAATCGGCGCGGAGCTGGCAGACAAACTCTCGCAGGAAGTCGATCCGGTCAAGTGCCGTTCCCACGTCGACGACCGCATATTTCAGGTCCTCGCGAATCTCAAAGAATACCGGTCAGCGTGAATGCAGAACAACTTTTCGGGGACTGGTCGAAGCTGTGGGAACCTCCGAAACGCCTGCCGCTTTCCCGGTGGGCGGAAGAGAACTTCTACACTTCGCCGGAGTACTCCTCCACCACCGGCAAGCTTCGACTGCACGAATACCAGCGTGAGCCGCTCGATTGCTTCACCGATCCGCGGGTTTCGGACATCGTCGTAAAGTCCGGCACCCAGATGCTCAAGACCCTGCTGATGCAGGTGGCTCTGGCATACGTGGCGATCGAGGATCCGGGCCCGTGCCTGCTCTCGCAATACAAAGAGGGGGACGCGGAGGCCTTCAGCAAGGAACGGCTGGTGCCGATGATCCGGGACATACCCGGGCTTCGAAACATCCCGAGCCTCTCTTCGAAAAGCAGGACGTCCGGAAGCACGGCGACATACAAAGAGTTCCCCGGGGGCAGTTGGTCACTGGTTGGTGCCGGAGCCGCCGGCAACGCGGCAAGGCGTTCGATCCGCTTCTATTTCGGCGATGAGATCAACAAGTACGAGTTGACCAAAGAAGGCGCGTTTACTGAGCTCGCGGCAGAGCGGACGGCCACCTTCGGAACCCGGGCTAAGCGAGTCTATTGCTGCTCTCCAACGACTTCGGACGGAGCGATCTCGCGAATGTATGAGGCATCGGACCAGCGCAGACCGTGGGTTCCGTGTCCGGACTGCGGCGAGTTTCAGGTCCTGAAGTGGGCGCAGGTAAAGTGGGACGGCGAATCGCCCCGCGAAGACAGGCCTGCGACGGCGCGGTACCAATGCGAGCAATGCCCGTCCCGCTGGGATGACCTGAAGCGCTGGACGGCGACGTCCCGGGTAAAGTGGGTGGCGGAGAAGCCTTTCCGAGGTGTGGCCGGCTTCGGCGATCTGGGTCACCTCTACTCGCCCTACAAGACGCTCTCGGAGATGGTGGCGAAATGGCTGGCGATCGCCGCGGATAAGTCGGCAGAATCGGCCGAAAGTCGCCGGGTGTTCATCAACACCAACCTGGCCGAGGAATACATCGAGCGCGGCGAGGCCCCGGAGTGGCAGAGGATCTACAACCTCCGCGAACCGGAGATGACTTTGCGACTTGTTCCGCGCGGAGGCCTCTTCGTAACCGGCTTTTGCGACGTCCAGAAGGACCGCCTCGAGATCCAGGTCAAAGCCTGGGGCCGCCGCAAAGAAAACTGGTGCATCGACTACGAGGTGATCGACGGCGACACTTCACGCCCCGAGGTCTGGGACAAGCTGACCGCGTTTCTGGGCCACTCGTATCACCACGAGAGCGGCGTCGATCTGCCGATGATCAGGTTCGGAATCGATTCAGGCTACGCCACCCAGGAAGTTTATGCCTGGGCGCGCAAGCAGGGACCGGGTCGAATCATGGTCACGAAGGGCCAGGATTCAGGCGTCGCCATTGTGGGGCAGCCGAACCGAACAGATGTAAGAGCCGACGGCAAGCTCCTCAAGCGCGGCATCAGGGTGTGGCCAATCAATGTGAGTGCGCTGAAGAGCGAACTCTATGGCTGGCTGAGGCTCGAAAGGCCGACCGCCGCGGCCCTCGCAAAGGGAGAAGTATTTCCGCCCGGCTACTGCCACCATCCGGCATTCGATGAAGAGTTCTTCCGTCAGCTCACCGCCGAGGAGCTCATAACCCGCATCGTGAAGGGTTATCGCAAGCAGGAATGGGTCAAGCGGCGCGAACGTAACGAGGCTTTGGACACCGCGGTCGGCAATCGCGCGGCGGCTTCGATGTTCGGGATCGATCGATTCGGCGACAAGCAGTGGGCGGACCTCGAAGCGCAGATCGCAGACCGGGCACGACCGGCCGCCACGGTACCGGCGCCGGATGAACAGGTTTCTCCACCGCCTCCGCCGCCGGTTGTGGTGATCGAGAAGGCGGAAGAACGCCGCGGTGGCGACGGATGGCTCGGCCCCCGAAAACGAAATTGGCTGGACAGGTAAAAACATGGCTTTCACGCAAGGGCAGCTCGACAATCTTGAAACCGCGATCGCCACAGGCTCGCTTTCCTGCGAATTCGACGGGAAACGGGTGCAATATCGCTCGCTCGATGAAATGATGCGGATCCGCGAAACCATCCGCGGATCCCTCGGTCTGATCTCGCCCGCGAACCGCTTCAGTCTCGCCGGATTCACCAAAGATTCCTCTCAGCCGACACCCAGCACTTTCCCCGATCCGTTCGGGTCAAACATAATCGGCTGAACGTAGCCGAGACCCAATAAATACAGGGGTTTCACGTGACACCCTCTAAGTCAACTTCTAGCCCAACAAATGACTCCTAACTGGATCGATAAGGCCGTCTCGTTCTTTGACCCGCAAGCCGGACTGAAACGGATCCGCGCGCGCGCAGCGGCCGAGTCGATGCTTCGTTACGAAGGAGCGCAGCGCGGGCGCCGTACAGCGAACTGGATGGCGACCGGAACCTCCGCGAATGCGGAAATCGGTCCAGACCTACCTTACCTGCGTTCCCGTAGCCGCGATCTGGTCCGAAACAATCCGCTGATGCGCAAAGCGCTCCGGGTGCTCGTCGCGAATACAGTTGGTTCCGGACTCAGGCCCGAAGCCGATACCGGCAATCCGGCGCTCAATGCTTCGATCGACACCGCTTTTGACGTCTGGTCGAAAGAATGCGACGCCGATGGCCAACTCGATTTCTACGGCCTCCAGCAGCTGATTGATCGCTCTGTCAAAGAGTCCGGCGAAGTGATCGTTCGGGACCGGTATCGGTATGCGGCCGATGGCTTCCACGTTCCCTACCAGTTGCAAGTCCTCGAAGCCGATTACATCGACAGCAATCGCCAGTGGTGGCCGAACGAATTCAAAGGCGCCACAATCGCCGGCGTCGCTTTCGACGTTTTGGGTACCCGTAAGGCTTATTGGCTTTTCCCGTGGCATCCCGGCGACGTGGTGAAGAGCGTGAATGACGGCTTCGTTTCACGGCTCATCTCTGCCGATCAGGTCACTCACATCTACGAGAAGGAAAGGCCCGGTCAGGTCCGCGGGGCGCCATGGTTCGCCTCGATCCTGATCCCGGCTTACGATCTCGACGGCTATGAAGACGCCGAGCGGATGCGCAAGAAGATCGAGGCCTGCCTTGCCGTATTCGTCCAGCAGGCCGAGGGCATCGAAGGCAGTCCGATCTCGACCACGTCAACCGATGCGAAGACGGGCAACCGAATCGAGACTCTCGAGCCCGGCATGATCGAATACACGAAACCCGGCGAAACGATCGCCGTGGCAGCTCCGGCCGCGACCGGCGGCTACGGCGAATACGTCACCAAGCAGCATCACATTCTGGCCGCGGGCGCCGGCGTGATGTACGAGCAGATGACAGGGGACTTGTCGCTGGTGAACTACTCGAGCTTCCGCGCCGGCCACATTGAATTCCGCGCGGACGTCGCCGCCTACCGATCTAAAACCCTGATCCCGATGGGCCTGCAGCCGATCTGGAACAAGTTCATTGATGCGGCGTTCGCCGCCGGAAAGATCAAGGCCGTGAATTACGGCTGCAAATGGACTGCGCCCGCATGGCAGTCTGTCGACCCCGAAAAGGACGCAACCGCAAACCTGATCGAAGTCAGGACCGGCCGCAAGACCTGGCCCCAGATGGTGACCGAAGCCGGACTGGATCCGGATAAGCAGCTGGCGCAAATCGTCGAAACGAACAAAGACCTGGACGCCAACGGCGTGGTCCTCGACTGCGATCCGCGCGCGGTCGATCGACAGCGCGGCGCGTTCCAGGTGAAGCAAACGGAGGCCGTAGTTGGAAAAGACAACTGAAGAAAAAACTAAGCAACCGAAAGAGCTCGAATGGCTCCGAGCCACTATCGAACCCGTTGTGCGTCTTGCCGCGGCTGCCGCTGAAGACGACGATGAGGATCTTACCGCCGATCTCACTTTCTACACCGGCGCCTCGGTCCAGCGTGTCGATTACTGGAGCGGCGACAAATACACGCTGGCCTTCTCGATGGAACCCGGCGCATGCAATCTCGCCCGCCTGAACAGCGGCGCGCCGATGCTGAATAACCACAACAGCTACGACCTTTCGGACGTGGTTGGAGTGGTGGAAAGCGGGTCGATCGAGAACGGAATCGGCAAAGCCAGCGTGCGATTTTCGAATCGCCCTGAGCTGGCGGGCATCCGCGCCGACGTCAAAAACAAGATCATCCGCAATGTGTCGATGGGCGCGAAAATCAACAAGCTCAAAGACGTCACCCCGGAGAATTCGAAGCAAAAATCATATCTCGCCACGGATTGGGAACCGATGGAAATCTCCATCGTGCCCATCCCGGCGGACGCGGGGGCAGGGTTCCTCTCGCACCAAAATGTCGAACCCACGATCGAACGGGCAGAAACAGCCCTGAAGGAGACTAATATGGACGAAAAAGAAGTCGCCAGGCTGGCCGCAGTCGAAGTTGCCCGTCTTGACGCAATCCGCGTTGAAGCATTGAAAGTCGAAGCTGCCACCGCAGCCGTAACCGCCGAACGCGCTCGCGTGTCGACGATTGAACTGGCCTGCAAGCCGTTCACAGCTTTGTCCGCGGAATTTCGCGCCGAGCTGATCTCCAGCGGATCCACCGTTGAAGCTGCCGGCGTCAAAATTCTCAATCAACTTGCCGAACTGAGCCAGAAAGACCTGACCCAGGGCAATGTGGGAATCACCCGCGACCAGGCCGATACGGTTCGCCTGCAGGCGGAAAACGCATTGCTTCACCGGTTCCAGCCGGACACGTTCAAGCTCGAAGCCGGGCGCGAATTCCACGGGATGACGCTGCTCGAGATGGCCAAAGACGTCATCGGACGTAACGGCAAGAGCACCCGCGGCATGTCTAAGCACACGGTCGTGGAGCTGGCCTTTCAGGGCACCACCGATTTCACCAACATTCTCGCGAATGTGGCCAATAAGACGCTGCGCATGGGCTACAACGCCGAGCCGCAGACCTTCGGTGTCATAGCCAAGCGCGGCACGATTGTCGATTTCAAGCCGGTCAACCGGACGCAGATCGGCGATGTCAACACGCTGAAGCAGATCGGACCGCAGGGCGAGTTCACCTACACGAAGGTCACCGACGCGAAGGAAACCTATTCGCTCGCCACCTTCGGCACCATCTTTGCGGTCAACCGCCAGACGCTCATCAATGACGATCTGGGCGCCTTCACCCGCATACCGGAATCTCTCGGCCGAGCAGCTCGCCGCATGGAATCCGATACCGTGTGGGCAGTCGTCACCGCCAACGCGAACATGGGCGACGGAAACGCGCTCTTTAGCACCACCCACGGGAACCTGATCGGCACCGGCGCCGGAACGCTGATCAGCGTGGCCGCTCTCGGTACCGCGCGGCAGAAAATGCGCGTGCAGACCGGCCTCATCGGCGTCGGGTACCTCAACCTGACCCCGAAATACCTGGTCGTGCCCACCGCGCTCGAAACGGTCGCGCAACAGTTCACGGTGCAAACCAACATCATCGTGACCCAGCAGTCCAACATCAACCCGGTCGGGCCCACGCTGGTCGTTGTGCCGGAGCCCCGTCTGGATGCCAACAGTACCGCCAACTGGTACCTGTTCTCGGATCCGGGGATGATCGACACCATCGAGTACTCCTACCTGGAAGGCCAGGAAGGCGTTTACCTCGAAACCCGCATGGGCTTCGACGTGGACGGCATGGAGCTCAAAGCACGCGAAGACTTCGCGGCCAAAGCTCTCGACTGGCGCGGCATGGTGAAAAACACCTAAGCAGCGGCGGGCGCGCTTCCTCAACCGGACGCGCCCACTTCCCGCAGACTTCGAAATTTCAGGAGAAAAGAAAATGCAGAATTTCATTCAAAAAGGCGGCACAGTCGTCGGGACCGCCCCTTATGCAGTCAGCAGCGGCGGAGGTGCTCTCATTGGCCGGCGCTTCGGCGTCGCGACCGATACCTACGCGCTGTCCGCAGTCGGGGAGTTCCTTACCGAGGGTGTTATCGACATCGCCAAAGACACCAGCACCTTCGCCGACGGCGCGAATGTCTATTGGGACAACACCAACAAGGTGGCCACCTCGCTCACGGGCTCCGCGTATGTCGAGATCGGCACGGCCGCGTTGGTGCTCATCGATGGCACGGTTGCCCTCGGCGGGGCGTCTGGCGACGCGACAGTCCGAGTACTTCTCACGCCCAGTTCGCATCCGCTGATCATGTCCGTGGATCTCGATCCAACGGTCCAGCAGGCTAAGACCGTCACCCTGACCGCTGCGAACATCATCGCGATGAACGGCGCTCCGGTCAGCATTCTGCCGGCTCCCGCCGCGGGCCAGCTGATCATCGTCGACGCAATTCTCGTCGAGCTCAAACCCACCTCAACCGCGTTCACCGGCGGCGGCGCCGTGACTTTTGTTTATCACGGGACGGCAGTGACTCCGCACACCGGCACTGTGACTGCAGCTCAGGTCATAGCGACCACGCAGAAAGAAATCTATCTCGGCCCGAATACCAGCGCCGCGATCGATCTCACCACCGCCGTCGCTCTCGGTCTCGATATCACCAACGCCACCGCGGCTTTTGCCGCCGGTACCGGCGTCGCTTTTGTCACCGTTTGGTATTCGATCGTCACCCTCGGCTAAGCCATGTCCCCCTTCGATGCTCTGGCCGGGAGCGTAATATCGACCGTCCAGAGCGTCTATGGATCGGCAATGGCTTTTGTTTATTCCCGCCCGGCGGGTCCCGTTCTCAATGCGGTTGCGGCGTTCGCCATCACCGGGGCGCTCAACTCGGGGGGCGGTTACTCAAGCCCAACGGGTCCGTTCGCGAGTTGTCTGATGGTGCGCGCTTCCGATATTCCTCTGGGCCCGCAAAAAGGCGACCTCGTCGCCATCGCCGCGGCACCGGCCCCCATGAAGTCGGGCAGCTACCGGGTGCAGGAAATCTTCATGGATCCAGCCGCGGGCTGGGCCAACCTCGATCTTCGGTTCGTTCAATGATCTCTTTCGACATCAAATCCCCGGATCGCATCGGAGGCCTCGGCGTCGGCTCCGCCTCGCTCTTTCAGAAGGTCCAGATGCAAAGTCTGGGCGAGTTCGCGCTGAAGACCGTTATCGAGCGGACGAAAAAAGGCATCGGGAGCGAAGACGCGCCTATGCCTCCCCTGAAGCTCGGCAAGGTTCTGCGGTTCGATCGCCGCGAAAACGGCCGCGCCAAACTCAAGAACATCGGCTACGCCGGCTGGAAAGCGGCTCACGGCCTGCAGCCGATCCGCGATCTGGTGGGCGCCGGCGTCGGCGGCCACATGCTGGATAACCCCAGCGTTCGTCTGGCAACCGAAACCACCGTAAGAATGGCCTTCACTTCGCGTCTGGCGCGCCAGAAGGCGCTCACCAACGAGAAGCGCTCACCGTTCTTTTCGTTCAGCAACGCCGACCAGCAAAAGATCTTCGAGTATGCCGAAAAGATATTCAAAACTCAGGTTGCTTCGATCAGGCAAATAACCCGGAGGGCCGCTTAGTGGCTCTCCTTTACCGGAAGATCGTCCGGGATGCGATCGTCGCAGTTCTCTCGGCCGCGGGGACCGGTTTCAACGATCGCCTGACCGCTTCGGCCGAGACCTACGGCATTACGCCGTTCCCGCTCGATTTCTCATCCGCGTCCGTCAACTTCGCCGTCTCGCATATCGAACCCGCCGATATCGAGGTCTGCCAGTTGCAGGCGTTCCCCGCCGCGTGCCTGTACACAACGGATGCGATCGACGAAGGGGACCCACACTCTTTGAGTTTCGCCGGCAAGCTCTTTGCCAACGTGGACTTCTATGTCAGGGACCGCGAAGGCGTGGAAGCCTCCACGGAAGATTTCTTCGATGCGATCGAGGACGCCGCGCTCTCGGCACTGAATAACCCGGCAAACCCGTGGCCAGCGGGTGTTCTCTTCCAGCGCAAATCCGAGATGCAGCGGGAATACCTGATTCCGCTGGGCGACGGATACGCAACCCGCATCCCGATCAGGACATTGTTCGAAATCTACGTCAATTGAGATCAAAAGGAAACTAAATGGCGAAATACATCTATGTGGGCTCCCAGGCGGAGCTGGTGGGAACGCCCTATGTGTTCTCCGCATTCGGACAGCCGGCCGAACTCGACGACTCCGAAATCACGATGCTGGTCAAGGCCGGGATCCACCTGATTCCGGAAGCCGATTTCATCGCCGTCCAATCCGAAGAAAATCCGGTAAGCGCTTGCTGGAAAGCCTTCGACAAGTTCAACGAAGTTCTGACAACAAAAGAGGAAACGATTCACAATGGCTAACTTTTCAAGCTCCCCGCTTCGGCGCGCGTTCATCATGCCGCAAACCTCGCTGCGGGCGCTGCCCAACGCGAGTGGCACCCCCACTTTGACCACGGCCGTGCTGATGCCCGACACCAAAGTCACGCTGACCCCTTTCAACGAGCTGATCGAGGCCGACTATAAAACCGGCACAGGATCGATGCTCGCCGGCATTCAGGGGCGCAAGGGACCCGGCTCGTGGAGCGCCGAAGCTCCCGTTCGCCCCAGTGGCGTGGCGGGCACGGCGCCCCAGATGGATGCCCTCCTTGCGGGCCTCTTCGGAGCGACGGCCACCATTGTCGCCTCGACCAGCGCGACGTACAACCTGGTCGATACCTTCTCGCCCTTCGCCATCTTTCTGTTCAATCTGCTCGCCACCACCAACAGCCAGCAATGGGCATTCGGGTGCGTTCCGTCCAGCGCCACCATCAACATCGGAGGCGCCGGCTACCTGAAGATCACAGCGAACGGTAAATGCGTATACGTGATGTTCTCGGACAATTTCGCGAACGAAGACGTCACCGCGAAGGCCGGCTATACAGCCGTTCCCACGGTGCCAGCCTCTCCCACCCTGACCGGCAATATCGTTACGCCCTTCACGGGAACGACCAGTTTCGGCGGCTCGGCGATGGTGGAGTTCCGCAGTGCAAGCGTCTCGATCATGTGCGCGAAGGATCTCCGCGCCGATGGGTTCACCGATCCTTACCCCGATGCCATCGTGCAGGGACGTCGCAAGGTCTCTCTGACTTCGCTGAAATGCGCCGATTCTGACGGCGCGGTCCTGACAACGGTAAAGAATGCCGCCTTCAACAAGACAACCATGAACGTGACGATTGTCCAGGGCGCGACTGCCGGCTCCATCACTACGCACACATTCAAAAATGTCCAGTTCGGCAACGCGGTCATAAATGAAAGCGGCAGCGCTTTCGATGTCGACTTCGGCGATTCGCCGGCACACGCCTCCGCGCTGGCCAACACGGATGAGTACGTCCTCGCCTTCACATAAACTCTCAATGATCTCTCTCAAATCCAAAAACACCATCGCATCGAAGGCCATCCCTGGCGTCTCCTTTACCGTCCGGACGCTCAACAAGATCCAGCGGGCGCGGCGGGATCTGCCGGTGATGGCGACGCGCCAGCACCTCGCAGGACTCATCCGGGAATACAGTCCGCTGCAGGACACTCCGGATCGCACGCCGGCGCAATCGGCAAGGCTCGATCTGATCGAAGCCGAATACTCCTGGCTGCAGGATCAGGAGATCTACCCTTCCGTGATCCGGGCCGGTCTTGTCTCCGTGGACGGGCTCGAAATCGACGGCCAGCCCGCAACCGCCGATTCACTGATCGAATCGACTGGCGCCGACTACGATCTGCTGATCGAAGAGATTTATCAGGCCTGCGCGAGCGCGGCCGGGCTGACAGCCACAGAAACAAAAAACTCGCAATCGGCTACCACTTCTACCGCACCGGTGGAGGCCGATCCGACAGTTTCCAGTGCCATGTCTGCCGCGGACTAAAGCTGCACCAGACCGAGCCGCGCAACTGCCGGTTCTTCCCCGACGAGCGGGATCCGAACCGCAAGAACACCGTCTGGATCGCCGGCTACCAGCGTTCGAAGGACGATCTGGTGCACATCGAGAGCACGGCCACGTCCGAATGCCCCACGTCGATCGCGACGCCGGAAATCGAATGGCTGCTGCAGCAGTTTCACTCCAGCCGCATCGCGGCAAAGAGCGGGGGCGCGATGTATGGCCAGGATGCAAATCTCTGGCCCGCATGGTGGGCCGACGCGCTGGAAACTTTGACCTTCGCGCGCGCGCACGCTGACAGTATCCAGGGCATCGTCGAATAATCCAACCCCATGGCCAATGAACGCTTATCACTTGAAATCGCGGCAAAAGCCATCGGCCAGGAGTCCATCGACCGGCTCTCGGAGTCGCTGAACCGGTTTTCAGTCGCGGCCGAATCCTCCGGAGACCGGGCCGGACGCAGTTTCAGCGGCGCCGGGCAAGCCATCGGTCAGCATTTCGTACCGCCGGTAGCCGCGGCCAGCGCGGCGATCAGGGAGTTCGAAGGCAATCTGCCTATACGGGCAGTCGAGCGCTTTCTGACCACCACGCTCGGCATGGGCGATGCCTTACAGAAGATCTTCCCGATCGTAGGAGCGATCGCCTTCGCCGGCGCGCTTGTAGAGGCCGGAAACAAAGTCTATGAGCTTGAACAGAAATGGGATCCGATAGTCCGAGCTGAAAAGGCCGCGAAAGACGCGGTTGAGGAGTACGGCAAGTCTGTCGATTCCGTCAAAGCCAAAGTTCGCGAGCTCGCCGATGCGGAGTACACCCGGGCGTTCGGGAAGAAAGCGGGACTGGCTCACCAGGCGGACGAAATAGGCCGAGACGCAGAGTCTCTTCGACGCCAGGCGGGATTTCAGCACGCTCTGGTCGTCTCCGCTCAAACAGAACTGGATACGGTAAAGGCCCGGTTCAAAAAGAGCCCGTTCATGTCGCCGGACGTCTTGAAAGTCCCACAGGCGCAGCTCAACGAAGCGCAGGCGAAAGAATCGAAACTTCAGAATGATGCCCAGATTCTGGAGAGCATGGCGGCCGCCAAACGTGCGGAAGGTCTGGATGCGCAGACCGAAGAAAACGACCAGAAGGCGGACGAAGCGAAGCGGGCTGCGGAAGAGGCTCGGCGGAAGCAAGACGAAGAAGACAAGCGCGCGCGAAGCATTGTAGACAGCGAGCGCGAGAAGAGCATCGTCGATCCGGTAGAGCGCGCCAAATTTGCGGCGAACGCGAGGGCTATGACCTTCCCCGGGGGGGCCAATCGCGATGCCGTTCTACGTGCCGGACAGGCAGACGTCGGGCGGGCGGACGACGAGCGCCGCGACAGGCATTCCAAAGACCAGGACGAGAAAGAAACGAAGTCTCGCAGGGCACAGGAAGATCTGTTCCTCCGGCAAAACCGCGAAAAGACGCGCTCCCTCGAAGATGCGATTCAGGAAGACAAGAAAACCGCATCCTTCGAGAACGACCTCACGAAGCAGTCCGCCTCATCCGCCATCCATCAGGCCACTGATCGCGGCGCGTCGGCCGACAAGCGGATCGAGCGCGATTCCTCGCTGAGCTCCGCCCAGAAGATCCTGGCTCTGAACCAGCAGGACCTCGCGACGGCGGCCGAGAAATATCAGATCGAACGACAGGCCACGGCCGATCTTATCGACCTGACCGAAAAGGGGACGGAGCGCGCCAAAGCACAGCATGAGGCGGACCTCAAAAACGCGGACGAGCTCCAGAAGATCAAAGAGAAGAATCTCGATCGACTCGCTGAACTCGAAGACGCGCGCATCGACCAGTTTCGCTCGGTGATCGGCGGACTCTTCGAAGCCGTTGCAAACCGGCAGCCGAGCGCGATTCCAAACTTCGTAAAATCCCAGGTCCTCGGCCAGGCGCAAAAGCTGACCGAGAACGCCGCGGCGACATATCTCTGGCCGACAGTCAGCACGATCGGTAAATCTGCCGGCCTTTCCGGCCCTTTGACTGCGGGAACGTGGCTCGGCGGAGGCGGCGGAAAGAACGATCCGCTGCAGAAGTCCGCTTCGGTATACGACACCGCAACGGATAAATTCGCCGCGGCAGTATCGAACTTCGCAGCTCGCGCTGCAGGCGGATCCGGCAACGGATCGCCCGGCTTCAGCGATGGTGCCGACGGGATACCCGCGCTTCCCGGTGGTAGTTCGATTCCCGGCGGCTTCGGCAACGCAGCGGCAATGATGCCGAGCATCGCATCGTCTCTTTCAACGCCGACCGGCCTGGCTAAATTGTTCGGCGGGGCCTTCGGTTCGGGCGCGGCCTCGGTAATGTCCGGGTACGGGCTCAGCGTTGCTTTGGACCCCGGTTTTAACACTGCAACGCGGGTCGGTGCGGGAGTGGGGCTTGCCGGTGCGGCGGCTGCAGGCGGTTACGGCATTTACTCCGGACTGAAGCAAGGCGGTGTCGGAGGCGATCTGAAGGCTGCGGGGAGTGCGATCGGCCTGGGAACGACTGCCGCAATCAATATCGCGACGGCTCTGGGAAGCACTCTCGGTTCCGTCGTACCCATCGTAGGTCCACTGCTCGCGATGGCTCTGCCTCTGATCGGCGGTCTTTTCAACGGACCACAGCAGCGTGCGAACGCCATCGGCCAGGAGCTTTCGTCCGCTCAGTACATGGCTCCCACTGCGATCAACATGACACAGTCGTCGAGCGGCACCTTTACCGACTTCGATGCGAAGGGCAACATCCGGACCTCGAATTTCAGCCCATATCCGCAGACAACCAATCCTTCCCTCTGGCAACAAACGCACGGCCTCTTCGGCCCTCCGCCCACCTGGTACGACGTCCCCGGCGGTCAGACGTCGCAGTTCGGCGCGCCAGTGGCTCCGGTGGTTCAGCACATCTATCAGGCCGGCTCGATTCAAACCATGGATGCGGGCTCATTCCATGATTTCGCGCAGAAAAACAGTTTTGCGATCGGCGAAGCCGCGGGGAAAAACCTTCAGGCCGT